GTCAGTGCAGTATCTCAAAGACAGTCAAGAAGCTTGGTACTTTACTTACAGCCTGATGGAGAGTATAAGTGCCGAGAATATCGAAGGCGCTTACGCTTATTGGCTCAGACGGCAGAACTGGGCCGCCAGCGGATCAGCTGCCGGTTTCTCATCATCAGTGCCTTCAGGAACTGAAAGAGCAAGCAATCATGATGTCGAGGACATGGCAAGACGCGTCGCCCAGGCTTGGATTTCAAAAGCCAAAGAACGCAGCGGTCAATCAGATGACTTGCGGGCAATGACGCGTTCTGATATGAGGTCGGAAAGCCAAGGTGGCAAGCGTACACATGTGAATAAAAGAGCGGCACTGCAACAGATATTGTGGGAAGTGATTACTGAGGTCGTAGGTACGAGGCCGGTGGTAACCATTAGCAGGAGTCTCAAATATGAGGATTCGAAAAATAGATTGCTATTGTCGGCCGATATTTTCTCGTACTTGATCTACTGTTACCTGCTTTATCCGATTGAAAGCAGATTGGGGTTCAGCGAGAATATCGATTTTTCGAGTGATTCCTTCACGGTATGGTCAAAGCTGGCAAGTAGGCAGAAAGCCGTTATGGACGAGTGCGTGCTGCGACTGTGGGATTATTCTGATTTCAACAGCCAGCATACCGTGTTGATTATGATGCTAGAGAAGCTGGCACTGGGCAATGCTTATTCGCAGAAGTTCGGGTCCACGAAAGACTTGTCTACTGTAGCGGATTGGGCGGCACTCAGCTTGGCGAATCAAGTCGTGGTGATGCCGAAGGAAGGAGAAGCACTCAACGAGAATCTGGAAGAGGTGCACGTTATGCAAGGTCTGGCCAGCGGCACTCGCCCTACGACCTACGAGAACGATATGCAAAATAGAGGCAGCAACCACAGCCTAAGATTGTCCTTCAAGCGATTATATGGCTACGATCCGGTACAGGAAGAACACAACAATGGAGATGACTTGTGGCAGACAATGAAACCTGGCACTCATTCATTAAGTGATTCGATGATTCTAAATCGGTTGGCGAGGTTTAATGGACATGAGGGACAGGATGCTAAGAACCTCAATGGCTGTGGTTGGGGCGAGTACTTAAGGTGCTTCAGTGACTCGGCTGGTAATGTCAGCGGTTGTGTTCTGCGCACAGTGGCTACGTATGTGGTCTCGAGCTGGCAAGCATCAACTAGACGTGATCCTGTTGAGGTTGTTGTCTCAGCCGGTGAGGTTATCGGTTTAATGGTGCGCCGAGGTATGTCGCGTGAGTGTGCTGATTGGTTAATGCGTTTGACTCATAGATATTGGGGCGCGGTGTTGATCGGTGGTTACACTGGTCAAGGCGGTAAACTGAGCGACAAGAAGGCAAGCGAAGCAGTTGCGGAGCGGAAAGAGCAGGTGAATGCGACGCCGAGAGCACGAGCAGAGGTGCCTTGGCTGTGGTTAATCGGCAGCGAGACCGTAAATGGTGCTGACTGTTACGAGGATTGCTCAGAAATTGCTGGTCACACGTTCGCTCTATCGTACGGCATAGACGGCAGTATTGACGCTGGCTCAACAGTTTTTCCACCGATGCATGGCTATCCAAGAGCGCCTGCACGCCCGAAGAGAAGTGAGCCGAACTCAATGGCT